CATACAGACCCAAATGAAGGTCGGAAAATAGTGCTACTTTATTTTTCTTTATCATCTTCTATTTCTTTACTAACATTAGTCCAAAATTTGCTATTGAATATGATAACCAAACCAGACTCCACGCATATTGATGTTTCATCAGGAATGACACCGCTACTGAGAAGTATAGGAATGCTGAAATAAAAATCACCCAGCTTTCATAATTATTCGTCATCATATTCATCTCCCTCCAAATTCGGCTTCACATATACGTGTCCCATGGAATCCGGCTCACTCATGCTTTCCATATACACCATCTCCTTGTAATCCTCCAGACCTTTGTGTTGACCATTCTCCTTCTTGATGCGATTACAGAAAGCATTCCACGCAATGCGATTAAAATAAGAGAATGGGTTGAATTCAGATTCAATTTTATATAATTTCTTCTCCAAAGCTGCATACATTTTCAATACTGCATCCCCAACCATCTCGTCTTTCCAAGAGCGAGAATATCGTATAAAATTAATTTTGTATGATAATCCCTCCGCAATATTCATTAAATGAACTCCCAATTCATTCAGATTTGCTCCCGTCTCATAGTATTCAATCAACTGCTGTTTAAAGAGCTTGGAATTGACATAATGGGGTTTCTTAGCATTTTTTTCTTCTGTCATAATAATATTTCTTTCGCTCGCCACACAATCTGTTCCTTATCATAAATCTCCTGCCTGTGTAACGCATGGGAGTAGGAATACTTTAAATTGTCTGATACATCAATGATGCGGAGCTTGGATTTATTGTCATGTAATCGGAGTCCCCGACCAATTGATTGCACGACCCGAATGAATGATTTACCAAGTCCTGCAAATATGATATTTGGGAGATTCTTGATATTAATACCAGTTGAAAAAATGGATGCCATTGCAATACAAATGATATTATCATTCTTTTCCATCATGTCAATTATTTTCTTTCGTTCTTCGACTTCCATTTCCCCTTTAACGAAAAACACTTTCTTAGTAGATCGGGTATGCAAAGCAGATAATAACATATCTCCGTGATCCAAATGATTAACCATGACAAGAACATTACCAGTAAGTGACTCAGATAATTTAGCGATGATTTGATTTCGTTTCTCATGCTTATATAGATATTCTAATTCATCTTTATATTTAAATTTTATTGTTTTAGGGTGATTAAGTTGTAGAGATGTAATCTCCACATCAGAAATATATCCCTCATCCCTAAGTTCTTTGGATTTCTTTTCATATATAACGGAACCAAATGTCCCAATTGTTTTCCACTGATCAATTAGTTTATCTGAAAGTGTTCCCGTAAATCCAAATTTGTTGGGAGTGTGGATTTTGTTTATGATCTTGGATATGTTTGCGTCTGAATTGATGCGGTGACATTCATCTGTTATGAGCAGATTTACGCTCACAATCCATGGATTGTCAGTAAATTGAGAAAGAAGGTTCTCAGAATTGCATATCACAACTTGGGTATCCTGTGGTTCCGTTCCTCCTGTCCATCCCGAATAGGTAAATGTCACACCATAATCCTCAAAATCACCTTGCAATTGGTTCACAAGAGACAAACCGGGGACTACTATGAGACATTTGAAAGTATCATTTGATACATTTCTCGTATAATTTTCAACAAGTAGAGCTTGAGCCAGAGATTTACCAGCGGATGTAGCTAGGAGAAATGTCCCAAATCCTTTTTTCAGACCAGCAATCACCGAATCTTTCTGATAATATCGAGCATCATATTTCAACTCATTCCAAAATTCGTTAATTTCCACTCCACATTTCAATCTCTTCTTGAAATCATCCGTTAGAGATATATCTGTGATCTGGTTATCTCTGAGATATTTCAGAATTTCCCCATGAAAGCCGAAATCAAACAAACCAGTGGCAGTGATGGCATACTTGCGATCCTTGACGAACCGATGTCCTTTCTTCTTGGCGAAGAATGCTCCATCATTCTTGACGGAAAAATGACTACGAATCATCCCAAGGGTGTCAGAATCGGTGATGATCTGTCCCTGCCTTTTAGATGGTTTGAAGTCAAGGGTTATCATTTATAATTATCAAGTCCTTTATTCGGATCATATTTCCATGTTTTTCCTCTCAATCCACACCACTGACACCAATGATTTTTTTCTCCATATTCTGAATCTATGGGAGATGAAGGTGCGTAATGTAAATTAAAATGGTGCATCAATCTCATCACATGTCTGTAACAATGACGACACCATATATTCAGAAATAACCAAAGTTTAATTTTGTTATAATACTTTCTAAAAATAGGAATTTTGTATTGACCCGTGTTTTGTGCATCGCATTGTTCGGTTTCTTCTATCATAATTTACATTTCCTGTAATTTTTTCAATTCGATTATATTTTTTATATCTTGAGAAATGAAAGTGATCAAGCTCACCACCCTATCGAGATATTCCACCAGATACTCATGTTCCTTGATTTTCTGGTTGATGTTCTCCAGCGATGGGGTTTTATCCAAATCATCCATCACTTGCTTGTTGAGAGCCACGGGAGACTCTTCCATCAGCTTCTTCTGAAGCGTGTGCTTGGTTGATGCCTTGAGCTTGTAGAGCTTGTCCTTTTCGATCTTCGCATCGATTAGACGGCATACCCAGAAATGTTTCTCTGCTGGGACTCTACGGGTTACTTCCTCCAATGTGAAATCGTCTATTTTGACAAACTCTTCAAATTGTGCTTGGTATTTTTTAATTAATTCTAATGACATAATTTCACATAAATTCCTTCCATTTGATTTGATTTGCTGCGTCCTCCACGAATTTTTTGATAATATCTCCATGACATTTATCGGGAGAGCAATAACATACAAGATTCGTATCTTGATCACCCAATTCTCTTTCAATCAATTCAATGACAACTTTATGAAAAGCAGATTCATTGAAATAAGAATACTCCAAATATTTTCCATATCCCTCAATCGCTTCTTCCACCGTGTCCACCTTATACAGAGCTTGGGGGTGATTCGATTCCTTGTGATGATAAGGATTACCCATGACGGAACCGCGCCCAATGTAGAAATCATTGGGAGTTGGTTTATGGTTCTTTTTATTCACCACTCGTATCATATACTAAATAGTAACATGGAATACTCTCGTGTCAAGGATGAAAAGAATATAGCAAACATTTATCAGCAAATGCTAAACGAGGATATGACAAGTGGCGGTGCATTTGGTGGTGATATTGGGGGTCATGCGGGTATGGAAAACACAGATTGGTTTGCACCGGGAGATGCTAGAAATCCTTATGGAATGGGAATTACTACAAGAAGTCTTCTCGTAACGAGAAGTGGAAGATTAAAAAAGAAAAAAAGCAAGAAACGGAAGAAAAAGGTATTTAGGGAATCGAACAATACTGACTGCGTGAAAGTGGGAAACGGGGAAGTGTCACTTGAGGTAAGATATTCAGTCAAGTCTCCTGACGGGAGCAAAGATGAGTCCGATTCAGAGGAATTTTCAGAATGGTTTGGATTTGGTCGTTGGGGGGATCGATCAGAGGAGGAAGCAAAGGAAGCATGTGTTCAGAGTGCTAAATGGTTTGGTGATAGACTACGCTCTAATGTGGATGAAGGTTCTGATGTGGGAGTATGGGACGATTGTGGGAACCATTACTAACTTAAAAATTGTACACCATGCCCACCCTCCTCCCTATACTTTAACATGACTATTTTAAATGTCAATAGCGTAATAATTAATTATCTTATTATTAGTTTTTGATTAGATATTAACTATGATTAAAGATAACTAGAGAAAGAAAACAAAGAAAAAAAATTAATTCTAATAAATATAATCAATCAGCTTACTAAAGCGTATCAAAGCTTATCATTAGATATTGATTTAGATTAATTATAATTAAATATAAATGGAAAAAATTTTGGAAGCCGCACCACAAATCACTACTTGGAAGAATTTCCCAACCGATACGGAAGGTGTTGTGGGATTTGTTTACCTCATCCGCAACAATCATCCAGATGTAATCCAAAGCAAAAGTAGCAAGCGTTTTTACATTAAGAAACAGCTTCTCAAGCGTGTGAAGAAAAAACCACTCAAGGGTAAAACAAGAAACCGCATTTCATTTGTGGACAATGATGTGGAGAAGTATTGGGGATCGTCCAAAGAATTGCTATCAGATATTGAGAAATACGGGATTGAACATTTTTCAAGAGAAGTGATAGAGGTGTGCCACTCAAAATTCCATATGTCATTCGCAGAAATTGACTGGCAGATGAAATGTCGAGTCCTCTTTGATGATAGGTTCTTCAATGGCATAATAAATTGTCGGCTTGGCGTAATTCCAAAAGGTTATGTTGACATTGAACGCGATCCTGCTATTTTGAAGCTGTGACAAGGATTCCATTTCAAAATAGAAAGATCATCGACATTGATGAGATATTTCGGGATACGAATGAAAATTTCGCAATCCTTTTGGAATCCCTTGGATTGACCACCACCTTTGATTTCTCCAAACGTAATAACAAAAAATTATACACCCACGAGTTCATCAAGACCACCACACAATTCCTGAAATATAACACCCATACGGATTTCATTTTCTTTTCCAATGCGCTTACCAAAGATAAGTTCCGTAACCAACTTTTGGCTAAAATCCGGCGAATCTTTAAGATAAAGATATGGGATGCCAATTATGATTTGAAGCATTTGGAATATCTGATTGATATTCGGGACTGTTCCACCATCTCTGGATTGGAAATGGCGTTTTTAGATCGCAAACCCCCATCATTCCGCAAGATTTCCAAATATCTGGAGAAAGAGGGTCTGACATTCCTAAATGAAAAATACTTTCAAGATGTGGTAAACAAAATGATAATTTTCAATCATTAAGTTAAATAATGACATGAGCAAATTTCTTGAGATTTTAGAACAACATGATCCTGCCAACCAATCCAAGATGGATGCAGCATTTCAGGCTAAATTTTTCCTTTATGAACAAGAAGTCCCTTTTAGTGCTAAAGGCTCCCAAATCATCCTTCATGCTGAACAAGGAGATATCATTTTGGAAGCGGTGGGTATGCAAGCTAGAAAAGTGGCGGATGCTGAAGAGGACGAATCCATCAACGCATCTACTGGAACTTATGAAGTGGATAAAACTGTTAATGATTTGAATAGTCAATCTTGGTTACAAACAGATGTGAAACAATTAGGTAATAAAAGAAAAGCAGGACAAGCTGTGAAAAGACGCAGAGCATTGCTACCAAAAGCGTTACAGGCGTTTGATGCCGGAACTAAACGAATTGAAAAAGGATTGGATGCAGTGAAACAATCTCAAATTAGAAGAACATATTAATGAAATCAAAAACCTTACAATTAATCGAAAGATACCAAACCATTTTGGAACAGGATGAACAAAATCCTGAAATGGGTATGGAACAACCACCCCAAGAAGGACAAGCTCCTGCTCCAGAGATGCCTCCCGAAGAACCACAAGATACGATTCCTTTGAGTTCTCCCGCTGAAATTGAATACATAATGCATGTGGTTCTGGCTGCTATGATGCCACCCCCTAGTGGGCCGGATCACATTACTCTACAAAATGTTTTGGATTTGTTAAACAGACCTGATAATATCAAGAGAATTCAAGCATCGGGACAAACCGCAAAGGATTTGTATCAATCAAAAGTCCTTCCAATTATCCGTCCCGCAGAACAAGGACGGGCTATTCGGAATATTTCTGATCAAATGAGCTAAGTAATATTATGAAATTCAAAGGAGAAGAAAATACGGTGCTTTGGGAATCCTACATGGGAGGAAAATCTAATCAGGGGGGTGCTGGTGGTAGTAATACAAGATATTATGCAGTAGCTAAAAACGTTATACAGAGATTGTATAGTAAAACACCTGAACAATTTGTAGGGTACATGAAAGAAATTATAGAATTGGATCATGACCCAGAGCGTGAAGTTGGTGGTAAGAGAATTATTGATACTCTTACCAGACAATTTTCCAAAAACAGTGGTGTGTACGATTTGATTTCTAATGAGCTTAAAAGCCATGGAATGGCGGAAGAAGACGCAGAAGAAGATTTTATGGGTGATGGGTTTGACGATGATCTTGAAGACGATTTTTCTGATGATGATATTGACGATTTTGACGATGACATGGATTTTGGCGATGATCTTGACGATGATCTTGGAGGTGGTCAAGCACAAGGAATGGTCATGGAAATTGAACCAGTTGGTCATGTTGAGAAGCACGAAATTAATGAAGTTCTTGTTTCAGAGTTGAAAAAGCTCGCTGAATATGCTGATCGTTTGTATGAAAAGAGAAACGATTGTGAATTTGAAGATTGGATGGTTTCGGCAATCACCATTGCATCTACTTACGTTTCCGATGTTTGGCACCGTTTGGATGCCAAGGCTGATTTCGCCAATACTGGTTTTGAGCAAGCCGACGATTACGAAAAATTTTAAGTTAAATGAATGAGAAGTTTCAAGCAATTCTTTGTGGAAAAAAACATCCTCGGTTTGGAAGAGGATATCGTAGTTGATGGTGTCGGAACCATATCCGCCAAATTGGATACGGGTAATGGTGCTTACAATGTTTTACATGGAGAAGACCTTGAGTTCGGAAAAGACAGACAAACCAACCAACCCATAGTAAGATTTACAACCATGAATTCCATACGCTTAGAAAAACCAGTCAAAGATACCATCACTATTAATCTAGGGGCTGGTAATACGGAAGAACGTCCAATCTGTTTATTTGATTGTGCAATTGGGGGTAAGAGATTCCCCAATACGCCATTTTCAATTGGTAATAGAGCGGACAATGATCATAAGGTTTTAATTGGTAAGGGATTCATAAAAAATGAGCTTGATGCTCTCATAGATGTCGCCTTGAGAAATGTGGCAGATCAAAATTTAACAGCAGATGTATAAGATTAGTCAACGTGAAATTTTGAGTGAGGGGTTTTGGAATAAATTTGCTTCTGTTGGAAGACAGGTGAAAGATGTTGCCAAAACATACGGTAGTGTATTGGCACCTGAAATAGCAGACCCTATAAAAAAGGGTATTGAATTTATGAGAGGTGCTAGAAAATCTCGTAAAAGAGCGGGGTTGAC